GACCGCATCGCTAATATTTATCGGTGTAATTATCGTACTTGACTCCATCGTTTGGGACGTACCCGAACCTGCCTACGTTCTTATGGGCAGCTTGGCGGTTGGATTGTTGGCATGGGCTGGCGGCCCACGGGTCGCACAGTATCTGGGACCACAGGTCGGTGCAGTAGCGTCCGGCATAGCAGAGGCAGTCAAGCGTCCACGGCAACCAGACCTGTTGGACAACGATCCAAGGTTCCGTGAAGATGACGAAGAATGAATGGGTCTCGACCTGCAACTCACGCCTTGCAGATCGGTGCATAAAGAACTTTTCCGCACTGGAAATCAGCGACGTAGGCAGAGTTAATCAAGGGGTATCCCTTTCTGCACCTCCACTATGGATGCTCAGTAATGCGTACCGGCTGATCGACGTACTCGAATGGGTACGAGAAGAAGGTGGCGTTGCCCCGGTACTTATCAATAGCTGGTTCAGGGATGCCGACTACAACAGGGTCGTAGGTGGTGTGGCAAACTCGATGCACCTGACACTGGGCGCAGCCGACATCGTTAAGGTGGGCACGAGCCCATCGGAACTGGCCGACCTTATCGAGGGGCACCCCGAAAGCGACTTACTTGGCTTGGGCAGGTACCATACATTCACACATGTGGACATCAGGGGTATGATCGGAAGACCTGCTCCAGCCAGATGGGACAGAACGTGAACCTGAAATCAATACTTGCAATTGCCGGGGTCATCCTCTTACTGGGGCTCGGGTACAACTATGTGAGTGGTGCCAAGTCTGACGCAATCGCGGCAGAAGTTCGTGTCAAGATTCTGGAAGAAGAACGTATCGAACTTGAGCGACAGGTCGAGGAAGCCAACGAAGGATACGAGGCACTCCTCGATAGTCTGGCACAGGTCCACGACTCACTAGCTCAGGTACGCTCCGAAGCGATCACAGTGGCCTCAGCAGCCTCTAGGAGCTTCAGCGAGGGCATCGAAACCCTACGAGACAGCCTACAGGCTTACGAGGGATTAGAAGTGATTCTGGATGGGGTCGAATCAGACCATCAAGAAGAGGTGGCGGCCTATCAGGTACAGGTCCAGACACTCGAAGCAGATAACCTCCTGCTCCAAGGTAGGATCGTAGTTCTAGATTCGATGTGGCTGCTGGAGAAAAAGGTGAATGAGGCACTCAGGGTTGAGATCACTGCGCTCAACGAAGAGTCTGATGCATGGAAGAGGGTAGCCAATTCCAGCTTCTTGAGTAAACTTGGAGGTGCAGTTCCTTATGTTGTTGCCGGGGCCGGAATTGCGTTACTGATAAAATAACTGGAGCACACATGGATTACGCATGGGATTTTGTACAACTTGAATGCAAAAAGGAAAGCGAGGGACAGCAGGACGTTGTCTTTGTTGTCCATTGGCGTTTCACGGGAAGCGAAGACGGGGTCAGTTCCTCAGTGATCGGGACATCCAACTTCCACTATGAAGAGGGTTCACCGTTTATCCCTTTCGCAAACCTTACGGAAAGCGACGTGCAGGGATGGGTGGAAAGCAAGGTCGATCTCGACGACATGAAGGCACAGGTTAGCGCAGAGGTCGCAGAGCAGCGCACCCCGACCACCGAAAGCCTAGCTCCTCCTTGGTAGGCCGGGGCTGACCTCACTCCTCTCCACTTTCACAGGCAAATTCGACAATCTCGAACTGGTGCCTCGATCTTTCGAGAAGCCAGTGCGTATGTGCAGCTAGCCAGCCGTACTGGAAAGCATGCCTGATACCAATGGTCAGACACGCGAACATGATTCGGATTGTTCTTCGCATAGCATGTACCTCTTATTAATGATTCGGTGGTGGCAGCAATGCTTGAAGTACCGTCCTGAATAACCCGCGAGACGCTTCAGGGTTTTTCTCGGCAATCAGATCTTGTTGCCCGTTATTAGATCGGGCGCATCCTTCTTGCCTTGGCTTCTGAACAAATGTGACCCAATGATCAATTTCTTCCTTGTTGGTGGGAACGAAAAGACCTTCGTTGCAGTCAAGAATTAATTTATTTTGTTTAAGACACCATTGATGAAACTCTGGATGATGGTTGTTAAGCCAACTAAGAGTAGGTGCCGGGATGTCACTTTCTTGGTCCCACATATCCATAACATTAGTCCAAAGTTTGTTCTTTGTCTTCGCTCGACCTTTCCCTTGGGCATGTAGGCGTATCGCCGCGTAGAGAGCATCGAAGTAGGCAATCTTGCATTGTTCATAATATGGGATTTTAGTCATTTAACAGTCCTTCAAGGTTGAGGATTTTTTTCGTGACCAAGGCATGCTTATGTTCAATAAATTGTATCGCCTCTGGCGAAAACTTTGTGCGGAAGCGTTCTGCCTGTTGGATTGCCTCGCTGAAGGCGGTGATCGCCAATGTGTAATCCTTAACAACAGGCTCATCTGTTAACTGGGCCCGCCTTTCTTCTCTCTTCTGTTTATTTTCTATATGTGATCCTGCCTTGAGTTGTTGCCGGAAGGTGAACCCCTTGAGCTTTGGGTGCCGAGTTTTAATGACTCGGTCTTTTTCTCCCTGACTAGAAGCCTTGTTGTATTCCGTAATTACTTCACGAAGCTGCACCTGCGACAACTCTTCCGTGTTGGATTTATCAGCCATATTTTTCTTTTCTTCCCAACTACCCTTCACTTTTACAACAATCTCAGCAGTCCTACCAGCACTTAGGGTAGATTTATTCTTGATGGTGTTGTTAGCAATAACGCCATGTCGATGGCCCTCCAGAACATTCAAAGCATCCATGACGGTATTGTGCGGCACCCCTATTCTTTTTGACAATTTATATACACTGCATCCCAGTTGATCTAAAAGATTCTGGTATCCCTTCGCCTTCTCAAGGTAGGGAACATCCTGACGCGCTTCGTTTTCCAACGTTTGTTGGACGAGTGCCGCCTCGTCATCCGAATCTTCAACAATACCTAGCACCGTCGTGAAGCCTGCCAGCTTGGAGGCTGCCACTCTTCTGTGCCCAAAGACTATCTCGTACCCTGATCCATTCGGCCTTACCTTAATTGGGACTTGCTGTCCCTCTGCCCTTAATGATTCCGCAAGATCATTCAATTCTTCCTCATTGAATGTCTTGCGTATTTGATCCTTGGACGGTTTCAAATCATTGATTGACAATTCTTGTACGATCATGATTTCTCCTTGATCTTCAATCGTTTTCCCGGTCAAAGATTAGATAGCATTATGACTAGGACTAGTAGTATCGCAACAACAAAACCAAGGTCACCTATCGTATCAAGTATACGTTTCATGCAAGCCATCCTTAAATTTTAATTCCCTGATGGGGACGTTATACATATCAACTAGGGTTACGAACCCATTGCTTTCATCGACCTGACCCTTCTTCCACTGTGTCGCCCTATTCCAGAAGTCTTCGTATGACAACACACCCAAGTACCACACGTTTTTAAGGTCGTAATACCGACCATCTATTTCCCTGCCAAATTCAAGGGACAGGAAGCAGTACCAGTCGGGACGTTGATGGTCACTTGTTTTGGCGACGGATACATCGTAATGGCCGAGTGGCCTTACCGTGCGTCGTTTGGTTTTGACCTCTATGCGATCACCGTTGTATATAAAATCGTAATTCTTGGTACTCATGGGGGGTGCCCCCAAATACTTGCGGATCGCTATCTCGCCCAGAAAACCGGCAGCATTACCACTTCCCTTGGTGATCGAGTTGTGGATCTCTCCCATGTCATTAGCTAACTCATGGGCCAACTCAATCATTTCCCCATCGAATGGTATGGCCTTCAATGAGGTCTTGTGTTGTCTACGCCACCGGGAAACTTTGACTGAAAATCTAACTGATAAAGATTATGGCCCATTAGTTTCATGAAGAATGGCATCATCTTTTTAACCAAGGGGCTTTCCGGTCCAAGCTCTCTGGCTACCGCCAACCTTGGCACGGTTTTTTCATCATCCTCCAGCCAAGGATGGGCCTCCTTAACGTCGCTTAGTCGAAGTGGAACGAACAACTTTTCGCCGTCGCCTCTCTCGAAGACTGCCTCTATCGACGGGTCGCATGTGCAGGAGTATAGATGTTTGAGTGCTTCGTAGGAGGCATGGTTCTCTCCACCCAAGTCCTCGTCATACTCCGCAGGATTGTCTTCGTCAGACATGTAGTCGTGGATTCCACATTCTTTTGTATGGCGTGTTTCTATGGAAGCCAGAGCATCATTATCAAATGCAAAGCTGTCTATGAACAGCACGACACAGGCTAATGCGTTTCCGTTGTTCTTTACTCCATCCACCACGGTACAGTCTCTTTCTCTTTCTGTGGTTTCGTTAATGATACGTCCTCCAAATAGTCTGTTAGTATATTACGCAACAATCTAGCTAAAGGCATTTGGTTATCTTCTGCCAAGCTACGAAGTTTCTCTAGCGTTTCCTCGTCCAGCCTAAGAAGAAAAGATTTCTTAGAAGGGGAGGCCATATTCATCTTCTTCCTCATCATTTTCTTCGGGGGACGGAGGGGTATCCGTGTGCCCCGTAGAAGGCTTGAGTTGAAGCTGTGCATTTTCATATGTGCGGTTGTTCCTGCTCACTCGCTCCCATATCGCCACGGACAGGACAGGCATCTCCCCTCCCTTTGCACGTTCAAGCATCGCCTTCAGCAAAGTCTCAGTCATCTCGATGGTACCCGTCTTGATCGGGTGCTTCGACGACTTCTTGAATTGGTTGGGCCAAATTCCGAAGTCGAGTTTTGGCATATTCTTGTAGTCAGGCATTTGCATCTTCTCCATGTAGGGCTAAAGCCGCTGGGGTAACGTCATTCAACATTGTAATTAACTTGTTCACTGCGTCTGCATCTTGTGTTTTTATGGCCGACTTAATGTCTGCCTTGGTTTTATCGTCCGGCTCCCAACCAGCATTAACAAGCTCATTTGTTTTTGCCGTCAACTGTGGAATCAAGTCGGCAAGTGTATCCTTGTCGTCCACGGCTTCTTCTTTGGGCGCAGCCTTCTTCTTAGGTGCAGCTTTCTTCTTGGCTGGAGCCTTTTTCTTCGGAGCCGTCTTGGGCGTTGTCTCCTCTGGAAAGACACCATCATTTTCCCAGAGATACAATCCAAGTCCAAGACTGGCGAGCAGCTTGGTCAGGCACCGTTGCCTTGCGTTCTGTATTTCAACAGAGTCAGGCTCGACGATGGCCTTGTTTCGATAGTCCATGACGGCAAGCGTCATCTCTCCGTACTTTTCGCCATCGAAAGATGCGCTGCATGTTACGGAGCCGGTACCACCGGGATATAAAGTGACATCTCTCATGACACCATTATTATCCTTGCCCCCGTGCCAGTGAATCGCCAAATAGTCACCGAATTCATCCATGGCAATTGACCATGCTCTAGACCATGGGACGTAGGTGAATCCATTGATGTCCTGATGGTAGGGCGTCATGTCGATCTTTCTGAACCGACGCCAAACTTCTCCTCTTGTGGGCACCTTACTTTCTGTTGCCATTTCTTGCTCCCGTTCGTTGCCATTGTGGACAAAAATCCGCGACCTCACACCAACTCTCACATCGAATGTATTTGCCGGGAGCATCAACAATCTGATAGGCTCCGGTCTTCTGCTTATTAATAAATTTTGCTGCGTCTGCTAGGGTGTCGAAGACAGCCTGTTTCTTGACGTCACCCACAACCCGATACACTCCCCGTGCCCATTGCTCCTCTGGAGTGCAAGGCACTGTTTCTTCCTGTGTATGTATCCTAACCCTATCGTCTACATACCTGTCCTGTCTCTCATCGCTCCAATAAGGAACCTTGAGTACCACTACGGGAGACCGGGGATAGTCATGCTTATAAGAACGGCTCTTCATCCAATCACGACATATCGTCACGATCCTGAGACTCTCTGCGACTATGTCATTCTTTCTCAGAAGCCATGCGTAAAGGTTCAACTGCTTTTCCCAATCCTCTTTCAGCCCACGCTGAACACTGTACACTGAAGTGACTTTGTAATCAGTGACAACTCCGTCAAGAACAAGGTCGATAGCACCACTAATCGTCACCCCTTCGTGTTCGGCATGAAGTCGCTGCTCTTTTATCCCTATGTCACCAGCTTGCTCAAGGGCAGCGTGTACCCCTTTACCCAACAACTTCCAGACCTCGTCCCTAACGTCCACACTAATCTCTTCTTCATGCTTGATTTGCAGGCGTCGTATCTGAGGCGGCTTGATCAATTCAGTAACGCTGAAGTCTGCCCCGTCCTTTGTGTAGGGATCATTCCTAACAGCCGCTACGATTGATTCTGGTGCGCCGTAATCGTTGGTAAGGTTCATGACTGTCTCCACACTCCCACGGTTGACTCTGTGTCAGGAATCCTACGCACGATGTAGTAATGCTCCTGACCACTGTCTTTGGCCTTTCGATTGCGACCTACCGCCATTGACCGAATGCTTGCCTCATGCTTCTTGTCTTCGCATTCGACCATAAAGCATTGTCCCGGCTCCAACGAATTGAAGGGGTAGCTAGGACGTATGTTGCGTGGTGGAACCTCGATGTCATCAAGGATTTGTACTCCGTCCACGAAACTATCTGATGTGTTGTTGCTGCCATTACTCATTGAGTTCTCCAAATTCCTATACCATAGTCAGTAATTCTAACCGAAAACTTTCGGCCCGTTTTTTTTGCTACACGTCCTGCGTAACTTCTTACAGCATTCACCTTATGTTTTGCTTCGTCTTCTTCCAACGTCACCTCAATCAGGTCTCCAATCGACACCGTGTCGAGAGGTAGATATCCCCATTTTGTAGGCGGTCCTGAATGGGGCGGAGGGGGGCCGATATTCTCGTAGACCCTGAACCTCTGTGTCGTTTGTGCCAAAGGATTACCCCCTTATTTGACATCCATATTCACTATAGTTATTCTCCAGATATACTGGAGACAGAGGAATGATAGCTAAACTACAATCATTACGCAAGGGTTTCGATGACAATCTGTGCGTCATTACGATACATGGTGAGCCATGCAGTAAGGCGAATTCACGACGTCTCGTCATGATCAAAGGTCGAATGGTTCCCATAAAATCGAAAAAGGCTCTCGCGTATATTGAAGACTTTGACAAGCAGTGCCCAGTAAGACATACCTTATTCACAGAAGATCTGATTGCTTGTATAAAGATTTTCTATAAAACAAGACGGCCAGATCTAGATGAAAGTCTAATCCTAGATGCAATGCAAGGCAAGATATACAAAAACGACAGAGCTATCAAGCTAAAATATATAGAACATGGGCTGGATAAGGAGTCTCCCCGATGTTTGATCGTGGTGGCACCGATAGAGAATAAAGAAGAAGCAATGAGTACATTTGAGGAGTTGGTGAGGGGGGATGATCAATGGGGGACGCAGCAGTAGGTTGTTTTGTGGGTGGTATACTGGTCGGCGGGTTCACTTGTACTATCTTGATTGCACTTTTGTTGGGGATAGAAGATGGGTCTAGAGAGGAGCAGATGGATAATGCTTTTCAGTTGGGTTTAGAGGAGGGCAAACGACAGTCCAAGGTCCACAATTAAGATCCGTGTATAACGACTTTGCATTAAACGGGATCAAGCAATTAGCTTCCAACCTCCCCGAAGGACAACACAAAAAACAATGTCCAGAATGTCATCACACTAGGGAAAAGCACAGACACGACAGGTCGCTTTCTCTGAAGATCGATGGTGATGGTGTTCAATATTTTTGTCATCATTGCAACGTAAGCGGAGGATGGATGCACGACGAGACGATCAACCTAGACTTTCCCGATACTGCACCGAAACCAATCAAGGTTCCCACCAGCAGTAATTCAGACGTAACTGCTTACCTGAAGTCTCGTCACATCTCAGATGATGTAATCAAAAAACATACGGTTCAAGGAACCTATAGCTTTAATGGCACAAGCCTGCCAGCGGTAGGGTTTCCTTACCGGGATAGCGACAACATCGTTGCCATCAAGTGGAGAAGCACTGGAGATAAGAAATACTACAGTCAAGAAAATGTGTGCCGCGACTTCTTCAACATGGATTCTTATGTATCAGGTAACGATGTCCTTGTTGTTGAAGGCGAGATAGATGTATTGAGTTGGCTCTCATGCGATTTGCCAGACAACTGCACGGTGGTGTCGATACCCAATGGTGCCCCCTCCAAGGTCAAGGACGGCAAGGTTGACCCAAGGGAGGATAAGAAGTTTCAGTACATATGGAGGGCCAAGAAAAAGTTGGAGAAGGCAGGTCGCATCCTGCTTTGTTGCGACAACGACGCTCCCGGCAATGCCCTGAGAGACGAGATCATCCGGCGTATAGGAAACACGGACAAGATATGGCTGGTTGATCTTGGCAAGTACAAAGACTCTTCAGAGGCACTGGAAAACAAGGGCGAGGGCTTTCTTCTTGATGCATTTGATGATGCGTTGCCCCTTCCAACGGTGGGCCTCTATTCCGTAGACGACTTCACGGATGAATACATTGAGCTTTACGAAGAGGGTCAGATCAGGGGTGCATCTACGGGTATAGCATCTCTTGATAGATTCATGCAGGTCGTTCCGGGGCAGATGACAGTTGTTACCGGCTTCCCTTCAAGTGGAAAGAGTGATCTTATCGATCAAGTTTGTGTCAATCTGGCTAGGAGCAACGGCTGGAAGACTGTCTTCTGCTCATTCGAGAAGCCACCCTCACTACACTTGGCACAGCTTGCACAGAAACTTGTTGATGCTCCCTTTTTCGAGGGGCCAAGCACACGCATGAGTAGAGAGAAGAGAGACTACGCACTTGAATGGTGCAAGGATCACTTCCTGTTCATGGATCACAGTCTCGATGGACCATGTGATATAGATGGAATCTTGGAGGTCGCAGCTAAAGCGGTGTGGAGAATGGGGTCACGCATCTTAGTAATAGACCCCTACAACTTCATTGAACTACCATCCCACGAGCGTGAAACAGACGCCATTACCAAGATGCTTACAAAGGTGCAGAAGTTCTGCAAGAAAACATCAATACATTGCTTTTTTGTGGCACACCCTGCCAAGATATCTCCCGATAGACGCTCCGAAAGAAAGGTCGTATGTACAGGACACGACATTTCAGGGAGTGCAAGTTGGTTCAGTAAGACTGACATTGGCTTAACCGTATGGAGACATCCTAGTGATCAAGATCCACCAGAGGCACACGTCTGGAAGGTCAGGTGGTCATGGATAGGCACCAATGGGTTCTGCCAACTTAACTTCAACCGAGCTACCGGACGATGGTCAGACCATGAGCCTGAGACAAGGGACGAATCCTATTGGGAATGGGATGTATAAAATCATTAACCATAATGGATTAGTCCTATTGGCTTGACCCCTTAGAGGTGTTGGGTAGATATTGGGATGATGAGGGGAGGGGTATATGGCAGGACATCTTGTCGCCATCTGTGCGGACTTACACTGTGGTTCCACCATCGGCTTATGCCATAAAGATCCCACCGAACTTGATGACGGGGGTCTATATCGCCCCAGTGAAGGTCAAAAATACCTGTTTCAATGCTGGGAAGAGGGCTGGGCCACTGTGAAATCCATGGCACGACGCAGGCGACTTCATTTTATTTTGAACGGTGATGCCATCGATGGAGATCACCATCAGACCCCGCAACTGGCGAGCAGGTTAAGCGGTACACAGGTCGGCATGGCTCTCAAGGTTTTGGAAACGCCACTCGCACTCAAGCCATCCGCCATTCACATCATGAGAGGTACTCCCGTCCACACAGGCAGTAGTGGTCAAACCGAAGAGGGAATCGCGAGAACCTTGGCGGCGCAAGGACACCCCGTAGTCAAGGACCCAGACATTCACACCTACTCCTCGTACCGTCGCCGCATAGATATCGAAGGGGTGAGACTGGACGTAGCTCACCACGGTCGCGCTGGGACCAGAGCGCACACGAGGGGCTCAATGAGTAAGCTGTACTCATTCGACGTGTGGGCTGAGCAGGCGTTAACGTGCCTGAAAAGTATGCAAGGTGCTGAGCACATGATCGAGCGCGAAGAGATCTACCAGCGCAAGCGGCCCTGCGACATAGCGATCCGTAGTCATAACCATAAGTACATGGACAGCGGGTTCGATAGTCGAGGGGTCACGAGAGTCATCGGGACGCCTGCGTTCCAGCTTGCCACTGAATATATATACAAGCTCGCAGCGGAGGCTCTCGCGGACCTAGGCATACTATGCTTGAAGATAAGCAAGAGTGGAAAGGTAAGTGTTCACCCCATTTTGTTTGAAGCGAAACGGTCAACCGTAATAAAGGGATAGCGATGCACCTGACGCAAGAACAGATAATTGCAGAGTTAGAAACAGCCATTGGAAATACGGAAGATCCGCCCGACGCCTACACGACATATGAGTTGTGTGATCTCTTGGGCCTATCAAGCAATGCGGTGAGGGTGCGGCTTAGAATACTATCGGAAGCTGGGAGGATACAGGTCGTGCGTGTTACGAAGCCCAACATAGCTGGGGTACCACAACCTCGCATGGCATATCGAATCCTACCAGCCAAGGAGGAAGGATAGCTAAAGAGCCCATCTATTGTCCTCGCTGTAACACGGATAACGGACAATCAAGGGACAAGTATTGTCATTTTTGTGGATGGGTAATGAGACCATTTGATCCCGGTACCCGTTGCGATTGTGGAATGATACACCGTACAAATCCACCAAGGTACAAATGTAGAGCGTGCGATTCATCCTTGGGGATTGCCTCCGAAGACTTTTCTTCTTAGCTTTGCATCTCTGACATAAAGGAAAGGCGTGGTTTCTCCCTTTTTCACGCCTCCCGCAGGGCACCCTGATCGCCCTCCCGTCGATTTATAGGCTGCTCTGCGGGTCTTCCTCCCCACCCACGTCCGCACCTAAAGTCCGTACCCACGTCCGCACCTTTATATTGATATCAACCTAATCAATATTCTCCTGAGAAACTTCGGACTGATATCACACAGGGATTGATCCATCGGGCCATTCGTTATGGCAGGAGAGTCCCACACTTCCATTGTCTTTTCACAACCCATGCATCCGTACAATGCAAGTGCCCCGTGGTGCGAGATTAAAACAGGTTTGTGTCCATAAATACGGGCGTTGCGTAAACACCTTTTGTGCAAACGACGTGCTTCAACTGTCCTCATTTGTACTCCGATGCATCAACCAATCCATCATGTCTTCCATCCAGATAAGCTGTGTCCAACGCCAAGTAAAGCGAGTTTTCTATATCCTTTAGCATCGTGATCGCTTCATCGGCTATATCATTGTCACGAGGTGGCCCTTTAGCCAACTCCATGTACCTTGAATAGAGTAGTATTTTTGTTTTGAAAGTGTCAACGCAAAGTCTATATGGGTGATCATTTGCCCCACGCATAATGTCTTCCTCCTCAACTGATACCGAACCCGTTCCAAACGATGTGGTATTCATATGTCCCTTCCTTGTATAATATATTGTAATCCAATTCCTCCAGTACATATATCCCTGATTCCGTCATAGTAAAATGTGCGTGGAGATCTCCTTGTGTAGCACCATCCTGACAACATTAACTGATCTTTATCTCTCGTTCTCCAAACTCTCCTCGGTTCTACTACACGATTAGTTTCGTTACCCTCCCTATCGATATATCGAAAAGCAACTGTGCAGTTGACCCATATGTTTCCTGTTACAGATGTGCCATTCCCGTATAGTTGTGCGTTTTCTCCGGCAAAATCTATCAGCGTTTCGATATCAAGATTGTACAAGGTTAGTCCCGTACCCGTTCCCACTCATGGATAGCGTTGAAAATTCTTTGAGCCTCTTGGGATATTTCATTGCTCCACTTCTTGTTCGGGTAGGGGTCTGCACTATACGCTTCCGCTCCCGAAAGAAGTTCGGCCCGAATCCTGCCATCAGATAAATCCACTTCAATATAAGATCTTCCTATTGCCTCACGGTCTTCTGCCATTTGGCAAAGACGCATCGCTGGACAGTCATCTGCATCCACATTTGCAGAGATGCCATGAACATAAAGAGCGTACATCACGCTGATCTTCACCTGAGTTTCTCTTCACAACGTGGGCACTTGTGCTTGGTATCCACCTTGGGTGGCGGAACCTTTAGATCTTCTCGTAACGCATTCCGCACAGACTTTCCAAACAGTGGGCTCCGGTCATGGATGGCATTGCAAATCAGGTAACCAATACACATGGTCATAAGGCCCTGAACAATCATGTCGGATAAAGTGAATATGGCTACATTCATGGGGCCGAATTCCACTCTGGGCCGTTTTGGCCGACATACAGAATCTTTGGAATATCTACTGCCCCATATCTCCAAGCCTCGCACACCTTCTCTGCTGTCTCCCTATCCATACCACACAGACGTTCCAAGTAGTGGACTCCGGTCTGGATGCCGATACTCCCTTCCATTTGTTCATAGATGTACCGCAGAATTACCCACTCACTTTCGGGCCTGACTTCTACGGTTTCGTTGTCATTCACTCTGACTTGCATGACCGTTCCTTTCCTCCTCCAAAACATCTGAGTCGTACCTTTCAATCAAGATCATTGCAACCCTTCCTAGTACATCAACTTTTTCATTCAATGAATGAGCAACTTTTTCTAATACATGAACTCTTTCCTGCAATGAACGACAGTCGTTGCATCGATGTTCTGTCTCGATGTCTAGGCGTTGAGACAATACATCAATTTGCTCAACAAGAGTCCTTCCCTGCAATTTACTGATCTCAGAATCCAGCTTCATATCCACATGAGAAAAGTCATTCGTGTTTTTCATTTACAGTGACCTCACTTTCTTGGGAATGCGGGGCATTTTGAGGTAGTTGCTACAATCTATGCAGAATGCCTGATCGTAGTCGGTAAACTCCACATTGAGTACAAAGCTCACACGGCCATCCGGCCCCTCAACTTCGGCAGATGGCCCACAGTCTGGGCAACCTATCTCGTAGGCTATGGCACCTAGAATCTTGGCGGTTTTCATTTCCTCGATCCCCGCCAGTGGTGACCAACACCTTCCTCATATGTTAGTTCTCCTGATTTTCTAAGTTTGCGGTAGAGGTCTGGTTGGTTGATCTCTATCCAAGAAGGTGAGCGGTGACCGTAGTCGTGGGTGAAGTCCGAATCCCCGTCCAAAATCTCTATCGAAACCTTTTCAAAGCGAACGCCCGACTCGGCCCCGTCAACACGGAAATGCTCACCGTACCAGTGTTGGTTCAGCGGTGAGTCGATATAAGATTTCATATCTCCCAGAGCATCACGAGTTTTCTCGATAGCGTCCTCTTCACTCTCAGCCTCAGTGCAGACCCAGTTGAACGTCAGTGTGATCTTCATGTCGTATGGTTGAGCCATTTTTCTCACCTCTCCTGTCGAAGCAGTGTCGGAAATAAGAATATCAGTGTGAGCAGATTATGTCAAGGGATCAATGTCCCACGTTCAAGATCAGGGGGAATTGACTGCTGTCGATGGGCACGGTTAGGTTGGTTAGTAGTAATGTCTCAAGCATAAATAGGAGGTGATATGGCTAATGGTAGAACCCTGACCCCGAAACAGGCTGTGTTCGCTAGCCTCGTAGCTAAGGGAGAAACGTACACGGATGCATACGTCAAAGCCTATGACCATAATGGATCGACCCGGCAAGTAGCACAGAACGAAGGGTCAAAGATGATGAAAAAACCGCACATCAAAACCCGTGTCCAAGAACTCAAAGAACAAAAAATCACGGCAAGAAAAGATCAGGAGGCACTCTCGAAAGAATGGATTATATCTAAGCTGAAGGCCGAAGCTAGTGATGATGACAACGCATCCTCCGTGAGAGTTAGGGCACTGGAAATCCTAGCCAAGACAGAGAAACTCTTTAGTGATAACACTACCGTAACAGTAGAACATAGAAGCTCCGCTGAAATAGAAAGTGAACTGAAAGAAAAACTTGAATCAATCCTTGGAACAGGAGACAGTGATATCACATTAGTTTCGTAGCAGAGAAGTAGCCCCCCTGCTCTTTCGATGACTAGTTTTGAGCAACTAATGGCTAGGGTCTTGACAAGCTCCCGAAAAGTAGTTACTAGTAAATTACTGTTAGACTTAATAAGTCTTCTACTAGTTACACTTATACTAATTAATTAGTCTTTTAGTGTTATTAGTATAAGAGTAAGTTACTAGTAGCCCCTTTAGCGAACTGGGTTTATATTCCCAGCTACAATCGCAAGACGGACGCTCTTAGGGCGTTCGGTTTGTAGGCCGTCACTAGGTCTTCTCTGGCACGAGTTCGTCCTAGTGGCGGTCTTCTCTATTTGGGGCACTTCCCCAAACAGCTGTCAGGTGGGGTTTTATAAAAAAACGCACCACCAGATTGTCACACCTCCTTCAGCCGAATCCTCTAATATCCACGCCCGTACCATTTCCAAGCAGTATCTTTACGTCCGTACCACCTCAAACGTCCGTACCGTGTCTGTACCCACGTCCGTACCACGCCCGTACCACGCCCGTACCTCTATTCAGTGTCGTGTGTCTTCTCTTTGTTCTCTAGTTGACAAGCTTCCTATAGTTGTGTATATTATATCAACTTAAAGGGGGCCACTATGGCTATTGCACTTCCGACAGTTAAACAAGCTAGGGAATACGTGGGTGGATTCTCTGCTCCAAGTAAAATGCCGGGCTACGCTATTAGTACACCGGCACAACGTTGCATTACGGGGTCTAAATTACGGAAAGTTAAGGGTTCCGTATGTTTCGATTGCTACGCAATGGGGGGCCGGTACTGTTTCCATACTACACTAAACGCTATGGAGCGTAGGTATCAGGCCCTAGATTTACCCGATTGGGTACCGAACATGATTAAAGGTATCAACAATGCGGAAGTTTTTCGGTGGCATGACTCCGGCGATCTCCAAAGTGTGGAGCACTTGCGAAACATTGTATTAGTTGCGGAAGGTACACCTAAAACAAAACACTGGATTCCCACTAGGGAATATAAATTCGTTAGGCAATATCTAAAACAATACGGAGATTTCCCAGACAATCTATGTGTACGTGTCTCTACACATATGATAGACGGGGCACCTGTAGCGGGCTTTAAAAATACGTCAACAGTACATAAGGACGGTGAAGCGTTCGGGTATTCGTGTCCTGCGAAGAATCACGCAGACGAGGATTACAATACCAAAGGTGGCAAGTGTGACGGGCCGGACTTTAAATGTCGGGC